GTTTCTGCAAAGAAACGTTCTTGTTCATCCGCACCAGGAAGGATGCGGATATCGTTGGGTCCAACGCTCAGTTGGAGATACTTCTCAAGGAAGTCGGTGTTAGCCGGAGCATCGCCCCGGAGTTCTTGGTGCTTCTTACGCAAATAATCAAGTGAAACCATCGTGTTCTCCTATAAAGTGGGTGGTTGTGGGGACATTATAGCACGTCTTGAGCCAAATCTCAAGACGAGTATAATTTCTTTTCGTTTCTCGTGTTTGCAGAAATCTGAACTACCATATCCTTCTTGTATTCGATAGTAGTCAGTAAGTTCTTTACTAAGTTAAATTTTGTGGTTGCGTCTAGATACTCAACCCTCTTCACTATATAGCCAGGAGCCAAGATAACTTCTGCATCGAGAGTCTTCTCAGTGATCTTAGCACCTTGCTTCTTCATATTTTCTCGAATCTCCTTACGGAGTTGAGCTTCTTGTTGATCTAACTCTACTTCAGCTAGATCCATGGCGTGCTTTGCTTCTCCAAGAAGCATAGCAACGTAGCCATAGATAGCAGGAAGTTGATTCAGGGTGTAGTCTAAACCAGAATTATCTAAGGCTACAAGAGATGCGATGATATTCTTCATGTTCTCTTTCTTAATATCATCGAGAGTTAAGATGTAAAAATAATTTGTGCTCATAATTCAGCGCCCTCTGGTAATTTGTGATACACAAAGACCCCTCTATCCGTAGATCTTACAATAGTATCACCTATATCCAATAGCTCTACATACTGTTCAGGAGATCTTTTATCTGCCGCTACTATACCAACTTGGCGTTCTGAGATTATAGCATATGAAGTCTTACTGTTCACGTCCTGCCAGTTTAGAGTGTTAGGATCAAAAAAAGACCAACGGCCTGATCTGATGTAGCTTAGTTTAGTTCTTCGGTTGTCTAAGGCATACCCATAAGTTTTTGTTTTGTTAAATTCATTATCAGCCATTTGATCTCTCCTTTTACATAGTTACTGAGGTCTTTTCATTTATCTGTTCTAGCTTAGTCTTAATCTCTGCCATGTCAGAAACAACCTCTGCGTGTGCAGACTGCTTCATGACCAGAGTGGAGTAATCAATGTCCATCATCACGATGTAACGCTGCTTGGCATCGCGTGCCTTCATAACATAGACACGAGCCTTACCTTCCTCATACTCAGCGTCAGTTTGGTTGAGGCTAATAGCGAAGTCTGCTACTCGGATCTTGCCGTAGGAATCTCCTAGCTGTGCATCTGTGATGATCTGCACCTTCTTACCATCTCGGTTAGGCTGTGTTGCAGTCCAGACCAGAATCTCGTGCTCTACAGCAAGACCACGCAGTTCTTCAGCAATGCGCTGTTGTGCGGCATACTCAGAGTCGATGTTGCGAACAGGGCGAAGCAGTTCGAGATAGTCTACGAAGATGACATCAGGTTCGAAGTTCTCCATGTTCTTCAGGTTATAGAGAAGAGTCCTGATTGTCTGAACATTAGCAGCACCCGTAGGGAACTCCTTGATAATCAGACCACTCTCTGGGAAGTGCTTCTTGAATTTCCCGAGCGTCTGCTTCAGTCCAATGACAGCAGAAGGGTTCTTGAGATCGTTGCTTGGGATTCGAGAGATAACAGAGTCGAATCGTGCAGCAACCTTCTCTTCACTCATTTCCAGAGAAATGTAGAGAACCTTCTTGTTCTGCATCATGGTGGTCACAGCTTGGTTGACCAGATACAGAGACTTACCGACACCAGGAGGAGCTACGACATAGCAGAGTTCCTTCGGTGAGTTGCCACCTTCAAGGTTAGCCGTGATAGTCTTCAGCACCGTAGGATACTTGACAACTCCACCGTCCTCCCTGTTCTTGTATCGGTCGATCATCGTCGAGAAGTATTCCTTCCCGATATCGACGTGACGAGAGACAAGAAGAGCCTTACGGACGATCTCTTCTACTTCTTCAAGACGCTCTTGCTCGATAAGCTCGATAGAGTCGCGAATAGCATCCTTGAGTGATTCACGCTTGGCGAACGACTCAGTGATATCGAGGTAGTAGTCTGGGTTGTCTCTGTATGATTCGTCAAGAGTAGCGATCTCTTCTAGCTCTTCACGAATCTCAGATGCGTCGGCCTTGTTGCGAACACAATACTCGACAATGACATCATCATTGGGGAGCTTGTGGAACTTTCTGAAATACTCAAGAGTTGCCTTGTAAATGTGCTGATGTGCTTCTGACTCGAAGTATTCAGCCTGAATGATGTTTTGGGTTTGAACAATAAAGTGTTGTTCGTTCTTGGCGAGGTTAAGAATACCTCGCTGAATATTCTCGGGGAACTTGTAGCTCATGCCTGATTATATACCTCAGTCGTCTCGAATTTTAATTCTCTTTGAAGCTTCTTTTCTAAGTTCTTTTGCAACTCCCACGCGAGCGGCTTTATCCTTATCAGAAACCCGCTTAACCATTCCTTTTTCAATGGCATAGTCTCTGTCTAAGAACATTTTTTTATACTGCTCACCGCCTGTTTTCATATTTTGCTTTGAGCCCTTGATTGATTTATCAAGCCACTCATTCGCAGTGTCCTTATCCATACCATACTTGCCCCAACGTTCAGCTTTGGCAATATTTGTCTGAAAATCCATTCCGACAAATTGAATGTTTGGGGCGGTCCAACAGCGATTACCCATCTTACCACATTGTGGACATTTAACCTTCTTGGGAGGCTTCGCCATAGGACGCTCCACCTCCCAATAGATTTCACAAGGTTCGCATTCGATCTTGTAAGTAGCCATCAGCCGCACTCACCCCCAATCTTACACACCTCAGCGGAAGCATTCTCAGTGGTATCGCTTGCAAAGCCATACTTGCGAATGTTTTCTGCCGTGGTGGGGATTGCTTGGAGTGGTTCGTTACCTTTTGAGCCTGCACGATAGACAGTGAGACCCTTGAGTTCTGGCATATAGTTCAATGCGTCATTGACAAGATCAACTGCTTTTGCTTCCTCGGGGAGATTGATGGTCTTTGAGATAGCTGAGTCGATGTAACGTTGCCAGACTGCTTGAACTGCCATGTGCTCTTCGGGAGTGACATCATATGCACCAACGAAGTGCTCAAGAGGCTTGCCTGCTTCGAGATACTCCTTGAAGAGCGGATCAAGAACAACTTCCTGAGCCCAGGTATTAGCCTTTCTAAAGCGACGGAAATACATGGGTGCGAAGATAGGCTCGATGCCAGAGGAGACGCCCAGGACAATCGACGTGGTGCCTGTAGGGGCTGACGTTAGCATGACCGCGTTGCGGATGCCATACTTCTTGATCAAGAATCGGATACGGGCTGGGAGGGTCTTAGCGAAGCCTTGATCGAGGAACTTCTTAGCATCGAACCCAGCAAACGGACCCTTTTCCTTGGCAAGATAGATTGAAGTCTTGTATGCCTCATCACGGTAAGTTTGTGCAAGACGCTCGGTGAACTCTAGGCAACGCTCAGAACCATACCTGATACCGAGCTTGATGAGCATGTAGTGATAACCGAGATTGCCAAGACCAATGCGACGAGACTTGTGAGCAACCTCACGAGTTTCCTGCACAGGATAGGTGTTTACGTCAAGAACGTTATCAAGGAAGCGAATACCAGCGCGAACAGCAGCAGCATAACGCTTCCAGTTGAACTCACCATTGTCATCAACCATGTTGGCAAGATTGATATGACCAAGGCAGCAGTTACCATAGGAAGGAAGAGGAATCTCGCCACAAGGATTGGTAGCGATCATTTCCTCGAAATAGCCAACGTTCGTGTAGGAGTTAGCCTTAGATACGTTGAAGATGCCTGGGTCACCCGACTTGACGGCATTATCCCAGATTTGAGCAAACAGTTCCATTGCCTTCAGTGGACGCAGTTCAAAGTTCTCGAACTGATCACGGAAGTCGTTAAGATAGTGCTGCTTTGCACGCTCAAGCGCATCTTCTGCTGAAGTGGCAACAACACGAACCTTAGTAGTAACTTTCTCGCCTGTATCTACACCGTTCTCATCTAGCTTTGGAGAAACACGATCACCAACAAAAATGTAATACTTACGGTTGTGGAACGTGAAGTGCCAATCCTCGTTGTTTTCACATGCCTCAATGAAGCGATCGGTGATACCAACAGAAATGTTGAAGTTCTCAAGCTGGTTGAGATCTAGTTTGACATGGAGGAACTCAAGGATGTCTGGGTGAGTTACATTCAGGATGCCCATCAGTGCCGTTCTGCGGTTTTTACCAGCACGGACGTGGTTGCCGATCTCATTAATCATCTTCATGACAGAGACCGAACCAGGGGCAGAGTGTTTGATGTTTTGAATATCATCACCCTTCGGTCTGATGTTTGAGAAGTTGAAACCGATACCGCCACCTGCACAAGAAATCTTATACATGTCCTGAATCGTCTTGCCAATAGAGGCAACAGAGTCATCAGGAACAATGACATAGCAGTTCAGTAGATTATAACGTGCTCTACCTGATCCAAAAAGAATGCGACCACCAGGAGCTAAGTCCCCATCGGATAAAGCTTTGTAGAACTTTTCTCTTGCCTTTGGGCGGTTATCCTCATTCTCGCAGGAGGAAATATGATCTGCAACTACTTTGCATCTCTGCTGCCAAGTCTTTTCTCCTGGAGCAGCATACTTCATCTCAAAAATCATCTGACCAAAATCGTTAGGTGTAAACATCAGCCGTCGTATCCTTTGTTAATTTGTATTCTTGACGATTCGTCCTTCTTCACTATCGTCAACTTGCAACAATCCCGTAATTTGTTTTTTAGAGTAGAATTGTGCGTTATAATGAATAACTTCTTAGTTTCATTCAATTCTCTAAGTAGTATGTATAACGCTTCGATACCTTCGTCGTCTAAAAATCCTCCAATTTCATCAAACAAAATTATGTCGATCGTCTCTTTGTGGAGGAGAGCCGGGATCTGTTGCAGGGCTAGCATTATAGCCAAGTCCACCCGATTTTTTTCGCCGCCAGAGAGAGAAATATAATGAATGATCTTGTTGTTATAAAAGATCGTTTCGTCTAACTGGTCATCGAAATAAATAGAAAACTTTTCGTTGGTTAAAACTTTTAGGTAATGATTAGCAATTTCGTTGAACTTGTTGAGGATGCTCCTGATGATATATCTAATCAAACCCTTCTCGGAGAATCCAGATTCCCAGAACTTGTATAGCTCATACTTGAGCTTAAGTCCTGCTAAATCTTTCTGTAGTTCTTCTACTTGCTCTTGCTTCTCTGTGAGCTTGTATTGAATCTGTTCTTTGTCGGAGAGGTCCTTGAATGCCTTAATGGACTGAACAAGCTCGGTTGAGCTAATAGGAATCTCAGTGGAGTCTACAATCTTCTGATTCTCTTCGATCTGAGACTGCATCTCCTCGATGCGATCTTCTAGAATCTTCCTGTCATCCTTGACTTTTGCATTTGCCCACTCAAGAGACTCATTGTCAATCGGCTGACCACAAGCATTGCAAGTATCTTCAGGGTCCTTCAGATCTTTAAGAGTCTTACTCCAATATTGCACGTTCCCATGTAGAGTTCGGAGTTCACTCTTAGCCTTAGCTACCTTCTCTTCTAGCTTCTGAATGACGTTCAGATCATAAACTGGTTCGCTTACATCTGTGCCTA